TACTAAAGCTGAGGAGGTAATGGCTGATGAATAACTTTCCTTCAAGAGAGATTGTGGAACGCATCCGCAAGCAATATCCGGTGGGATGCCGAGTAGAGCTTGTTCGCATGGACGATATTCAAGCACCTCCCATCGGAACAAAAGGCATTGTCATCGGAGTAGATGACACAGGTAGTATCATGGTTCGCTGGGAGAATGGGTCTTCCTTAAATGTGGTTTACGGAGAGGATTTTTGCAGGAGAATCGAAAAATAATATGCACACTTTTCACTTGAAAAAGCGGAGTAAGATTGTGTAAAAAATGATTGTTTTTATCGAATTATTGTCTTGCTATTTACCTCTTTTAGAGTGATATATGTACATACCGAAAGGGACAAATACACTTTAAAAGGAGCAAGAATCAATGCTAAACAAGAATTTTGGAATTGAAATTGAGTTCACAGGAATAACAAGAAACGAAGCCGCCAAGGTTGCTGCCGAATACCTAAACGGAACGGTCACTGACACAGGCGACTATTACGATACCAAGAAGATTACTACTGCTGACGGGCGGGTTTGGAAGATTATGAGCGACGGAAGCATTTCTTGCCAGAAGAAACAAGGACGGCAGAAAGTTGCAGCAACAAGAGAATACAGCGTAGAGCTGGTAAGTCCCATCCTGACCTACCAAGAGGATATTGAAACATTGCAGGAATTGGTACGCAGGCTACGCAAGGCAGGAGCTTTCACCAACAACTCCTGCGGAATACACATCCACTTGGACGGAGCAGACCACACAGCAAGGAGTATACGAAACTTTGTAAACATCATCGCAAGCAAGAACGACCTTTTCTACAAGGCATTGCAGATTGAACCTTCACGAATAGGATATTGCAAAAAGATGGATGAGATTCTGGTGGAAAAAATCAACCGCAAGAAACCAAAAACGCTGGCACAGATTGAGAGCCTTTGGTATGAGGGTTATAGCGAAAGTACCAATCGACATTACCATTCAAGCCGATACCATTTTCTTAACCTGCACAGCTTTTTCAACGGAAACCACACGGTCGAACTCAGAGGATTTAACAGCGAACTTCATGCAGGCAAGATTAGAAGCTACATTGTTCTCGCCCTTGCACTGAACAACCAAGCACTGACACAAAAGTGTGCCTCTGCAAAGAAACCGCAGGCCGAGAATGAAAAGTTTGCAATGCGAACCTACCTCAACCGCATCGGTTTTATCGGCGAGGAATTCGCAAACTGCCGTGAACATTTAACCACCCACTTGGACGGCTCGGCAGCTTGGCGATTTCGGGCAGCCTGAGCGGTTGCCTTTCAAAAATAAGGAGGACAAAGACAATGAATAAAACATTCTATCTCGCCTATGGCTCAAATCTTAATCTTGAGCAAATGGCACACCGTTGCCCCACAGCTAAGCCGGTTGGGCCGGTTGTTTTAAAGGACTACCAGTTATTGTTTCGAGGCGGACACGGCGGCTCTGTGGCAACCGTGGAGCCTTTAAAGGGCAAGACAGTGCCATGCCTACTGTGGGAGATTACCCCCACTGATGAAGCGGCACTTGACCGCTACGAGGGTTTCCCGTTCCTATACCGAAAAGAAATAGTCAAAGTGAAACTTGGAAAAAGAAACGTAGAAACTATGGTGTACATCATGAACGATGGCAGACCACTTGGCACTCCGAGCTGCTATTATTACAGCGTCATCTTAGAGGGTTACAAGAGCGCAGATTTTGATATCGGCATTCTAAAACAGGCAGTAGAGGATTCAAAGGAGGTCGAAAATGGATAAGAAGATAAAGGAACAGATACTCGCCATTCGAGACACGGGCGAAACAAATATGTTTGATGTGCGGAAGGTGCAGGGAATTGCTCTGCGAGAAGGGTTTAATGAGCTACTTGCTTACCTTTCGGATAACACAAGTGCCTATTCCCGGTTCATTCTGACCGGTGAGGAGAATTAATTAACTAAACATTAACAAGGGAACAGTGCCAAAATGGCTCTGTTTCTCGTACAGATAGATTTGAAGGCTTGCGTGATGCAGGTCTATTTTTATGTGCAAAAGGAGGCGGCGGATATACGAAAACTTAAGAAATACACACCTACAATATTTAAAGCGGCAGATTCTGTCTACGATAAGTCCACCGCTGATTATGCCGTAGCCTTTATCGAGGCACTTTCTCATACCAAAGGGACATGGGCGGGTAAGCCATTTGAACTAATCGACTGGCAAGAGCGAATCATCCGTGATGTATTTGGAATTTTAAAGCCTAACGGTTATCGACAGTTCAATACTGCTTATGTGGAAATACCGAAAAAGATGGGAAAAAGTGAGCTTGCGGCGGCTGTTGCCCTGTTGCTCACCTGTGGAGATAACGAGGAACGTGCCGAGGTTTATGGTTGTGCTGCAGACCGAAACCAGGCATCTATCGTTTTTAATGTTGCGGCGGATATGGTGCGGATGTGTCCGGCTTTAGCAAAACGAGTGAAGATTCTTGACTCTACAAAGCGACTCATCTATCAACCGACGGGCAGTATTTATCAAGTGCTGTCAGCCGATGTCAGTAACAAGCATGGTTTCAATACCCACGGTGTGGTGTTTGACGAACTTCACACCCAACCGAACAGAAAGCTCTTCGATGTTATGACCAAAGGCAGTGGTGATGCAAGGATGCAGCCACTGTATTTCCTTATAACCACTGCTGGAGACAATCAGAATAGTATCTGCTGGGAAGTACATCAGAAGGCTTTGGATATCATAGATGGAAGAAAAAATGATCCTACTTTCTACCCTGTAATATACGGTGCTGCTATAGAGGATGACTGGACTGATCCAAAGGTGTGGAAGAAAGCAAACCCATCGCTGGGAATCACGGTCAGCATGGATAAAGTTAAAGCTGCCTTTGAATCAGCAAGACAGAATCCTGCTGAAGAGAACAGTTTTAGGCAACTTAGGCTCAATCAATGGGTCAAACAGGCAGTGCGGTGGATGCCTATGGAAAAATGGGATGCCTGTGCATTTGCCGTTAACCCGGAATCACTGCATGGGCGAGTCTGCTACGGAGGTCTTGACCTATCGAGCAGTACGGATATTACAGCTTTCGTGCTGGTCTTTCCGCCATTGGATGAGGATGATAAATACACTGTTATGCCGTTCTTCTGGATACCGGAGGATAACATTGATTTACGTGTTCGGCGTGACCATGTAAATTACGATGTATGGAAAAAGCAAGGGTTTCTTAAAACCACGGAAGGCAATGTGGTGCATTACGGTTTCATTGAAACTTTTATTGAGGAACTTGGTACAAAATATAACATTAGAGAAATTGCCTTCGACCGATGGGGTGCTGTGCAAATGACGCAGAATCTTGAAAACCTTGGTTTTACTGTAGTTCCGTTCGGTCAAGGTTTTAAAGATATGTCTCCGCCGACCAAAGAACTGATGAAACTAACCTTGGAACAAAAGATTGCCCACGGTGGGCATCCAATTCTTCGTTGGATGATGGATAACATCTATATAAGAACTGATCCTGCTGGTAATATCAAGGCAGACAAGGAAAAATCAACTGAGAAAATTGACGGTGCCGTAGCAACTATTATGGCACTCGACCGTGCAATTCGTTGTGGCGGAGGTACGGGTTCTTCTGTTTATGATGAAAGGGGTTTATTAATATTTTGATTTGCAGCCATCCTTTGATTCTTTAAAATCATACGCCGGCTGCACTTTTCCATGCTATAATTAAGGAAAGGTGGAGGTGTAAAAGATGGAAAAAGAACATAGGAGCATTGAAAAAATTAATGATGATATAAAATCTGCGGGTCAGTCCTTTTTAGGATTAAACATGGCTGATTTGTTAACAAGGATTAAAGAACTTGATGATAAGATACTAAAAAGCAAGTTAATAGATGAATACCATTCAAACCAACACGGGTATTACGATAAAGACACAGGTGGCACAAGAACAAGGGTGAATTCAGCTATCCGAATTATAAAATCAGAAAAAGTAGTATACGCTATGGAGCAAATAGACGGATCGGACCCAAGAGTTCTACCGGAAGCAGGTGCTAAAGCAAAAGAAACAGTAGCAAAAATTAAGACGGGAGAACTAAAGCTGCCTAATCTTAATTAATAAGACACATAAGAGCATCTATTGCTGAATAGGTGCTTTTTTCTTGCCCATTTTTAAGGAGAGTGATGTCAATGGGAATATTACAAGGAATATTTAAGGCTCGTGATAAGCCTAAGGATAGTCTGAGCGGTAGTCGGTATAGTTTCTTTTTCGGAGGAACTACTGCTGGAAAACCTGTCAATGAAAATACGGCAATGCAGATGACGGCGGTCTACTCATGCGTGAGAATACTGGCTGAAACATTAGCCGGACTACCGCTTCATGTTTATAAATACAACGATAGTGGTGGCAAAGAGAAACATTTACAACATCCGTTATATAGGTTGCTCCACGATGAGCCAAATCCAGAGATGACTTCCTTCACGTTCCGAGAAACGCTGATGAGTCATCTTTTATTATGGGGCAATGCTTATGCACAGATTATCCGAAATGCCCGTGGTGAGGTTATTGCTCTCTATCCGCTTATGCCAAACAAAATGACAGTCGACCGTGACAAAAGCGGACGGCTTTTTTATTTGTATCAGCGAAGTGTAGATGACGCACCCACTCTTGGAAAAGACAGCCTGGTCTATCTCGACCCATCCGATGTGCTTCATATCCCCGGCTTGGGTTTTGATGGATTGGTGGGATATTCACCGATTGCTATGGCCAAAAATGCTATTGGACTTGCGATGGCTACGGAAGAATATGGAGCGAAGTTCTTCGCTAATGGAGCGGCACCCGGTGGTGTGCTGGAGCATCCAGGAACAATCAAGGACCCACAAAAGGTAAAAGACAGCTGGAATGCTGCCTATCAAGGTTCAACAAACTCCCATAGGGTGGCAGTACTGGAAGAAGGCATGAAATATCAGCAAATAGGTATACCTCCGGAGCAAGCACAGTTTCTTGAAACACGGAAATTTCAGATTAATGAAATTGCCCGTATTTTTAGAGTGCCACCACATATGCTGGCTGACCTTGAGAAAAGTAGCTTTTCAAATATTGAGCAGCAGTCTTTAGAGTTTGTGAAATATACACTTGACCCATGGGTAGTTCGTTGGGAACAAAATATGTGCCGTTCTCTTCTCATGGCAAGTGAAAAACCTACGGTCTTCATCAAATTTAATGTGGACGGCTTACTTCGAGGTGATTATGTAAGCCGTATGAATGGTTACGCAACTGCTAGACAGAATGGTTGGATGAGTGCTAATGACATTCGTGAGCTTGAGAACCTTGACCGAATACCAGTGGAACTTGGAGGTGATCTCTACCTTATTAATGGAGCGATGACCAAGTTACAGGACGCTGGTGCATTCGCAAATACAACAAGATTGGAGGAAACCCAATGAAAAAATTTTGGAACTGGGTCAAGGATGAAAAATCCGACACCCGAACGCTCTACCTCGAGG